CCAGCATCAACAAAGTTGCTTTCACAGCTCCTGCTACATCAGCAACACTTACAATTGCTGATGGTAAGACTTTAACTGCAAGTAACACATTAACCTTCACAGGTACTGATTCAAGTTCTGTGGCATTTGGTGCAGGTGGCACAGTTGCTTACACAGCCAACAAGTTGAGCGCATTCGCAGCCACATCATCTTCTGAATTGGCAGGTGTGATTTCTGATGAAACAGGATCAGGTAGTTTGGTGTTCTCAGCAAGTCCTACATTCACAGGCACTGTAAATGCTGCCAACTTGATATTGAGCGGCGACCTGACTGTATCAGGCACCACAACAACTGTGAACAGCAACACTGTGACCATCGGTGACAACATTCTTGTGTTGAACAGTGATGAAGCAGGAACACCTTCACAAAACGCTGGTATTGAAGTGGAACGCGGTACATCCACCAACGCTACATTGTTGTGGAATGAATCCACTGACAGTTGGGTGGCAGGTGTGGCAGGGTCAGAAGTGGACTTGGTTACAACATCAGGCACACAAACGCTCACCAACAAGACCATCAATGGGTCACAACTTGTTGCCGGTTCTGTTGCCAATGCAGCATTGACCAACAGCACCATCTCAGGCAAGGCACTAGGTACCAATCTTGATACCCTGACCATAGGTACAGGATTGTCTGGTACCAGCTATAATGGATCAGCTGCTGTTACTATCACTAACTCAGGTGTGACAAGTAACGTGGCAGGCACAGGTATCTCTGTGTCAGGTGCCACGGGTGCCGTTACTATCACTAACTCAGGCGTGACAAGCGCAGTGGCAGGCACAGGTATCTCTGTGTCAGGTGCCACAGGCGCAGTTACTATTACCAATTCTTCGCCTAATGCCACTCACACAGGTGATGTCACAGGCGCATCAGCACTCACCATTGCCAATGATGCAGTAACTAACGCAAAATTGGCAAACATGGGAGTCAGCACCATTAAGGGCAGAGCTACAGCAGGCACAGGTGACCCAGAAGATTTAACAGCCGCTCAAGTTCGTAGTATCATAAACGTCGCAGACGGTGCCACAGCTAACACAGGTACAGTAACATCTGTGACTGTGAGTGCAGGTACAGGTATGTCAGGAGGAGGTACTGTAACATCATCAGGTACCATTACACTAACAAATGCCGGCGTAACGAGTGCTGTAGCAGGCACAGGTATCTCTGTGTCAGGCGCCACAGGTGCTGTTACCATCTCTATCGGTCAGGCAGTTGCCACATCATCCAACGTTCAATTCAACAGTATCGGTGTCAACACAGCAGCATCTGGTACAGCAGGTGAAATCAGAGCCACAAACGAAATCACAGCTTACTATTCAGATGCACGTTTGAAAGATTTCCACGGTAAAATTGCTGACGCAGGCGCCAAGGTGGCATCATTAAATGGTTACTACTTCACAGAAAATGAAGTTGCCAAGTCATTAGGTTATGATAATGACAAGATGCAAATTGGTGTCAGTGCTCAAGAAGTTCAAGCCGTTCTTCCTGAAGCTGTAGCTCCGGCTCCTGTTGATGATAAATACTTAACAGTGAAGTATGAAAAGCTTGTTCCTCTTTTAATTGAAGCCATCAAGGAATTACAAGCTGAAGTTGCCGAATTAAAGAAGCAACGTTAATAGGAGTATAACATGGGAACAATTAATGCCACAACTGCCGGTGTTAGTATGGGAAGAGTACGGAATGCTTATGGCCTTTCTGGTGCAGCTAGATTACGTGCTGACTTGGCAGTTGCAGTAAACAATAATCCAGTAGGAACTGCACCTAGTATTAGTCTGGCAGGTGCAGTTCGAGTAGCTGCCGATTTTGGCGGAAGAACTACACCAAATACCTATTAAAACTATTGACAAAGTTATAATTTTGTAGTATAATACATTATTCTTTTTGTGGAGTGAGTTTATGGATGAGAACATTACGTTTGAAAAATTGCTAAATGTCATTAACGATAACCCATCGGAATACGAAGAAAGGTATATCCGATGGGTTGACATTTCTCATGACAAAAAAAAGTTGTCTGAGTTGTTATATGAATTAAAGTATTTAAAGGAAGAAAACAAATGGCCTGAACGTATTGCCCTTCTTGAAGAAATTTTAGAAGAAGTGGGATATGACCATTGTTATAATCTGTTAGTTAACGAGAAACAGACAGCTCGTTTTGCCATCATTGAAAAGTTTGCTCGGCAAGCCGCTATGGAAGTATTAATTTTTGACAGATATAGTATTGATACATTAAATACAATATCTAAATTTCCTCTTGCAGATTATCAATTAACAGTAAAGCGTGTATATGAAATTGTGACCATGATACGAGATATCACTACATCTACATCATCTTTGGCTAATGGATTAGCAGGATTATGAGAAAAAACATTTATGAATCAAGCACATGGAATTTTCATCATACTAAATTAGCTATTCTTGTGCCATGTAGGGAAAGCATGTATAGTTTATTCACTTCTGCTTTAGTTGAATTGGTGAAAACTACAACCATATCGGGAATAGATGTGCATGTGTTATATAATCAAAGTACTATTTTATTAGCACAACGAGAAAAATTGGCTCAGCAGGCATTAGAAATAAAAGCAGACTATGCCTTATGGCTAGATTCTGATATGTTATTTCCAAGCACGACTGCAATGAGATTGATGAGACACAACAAGGATATTGTTTGTTGTAATTATATGAAGCGCAATCAACCATTATCTACTGTTGCATATCCCAATAGAGGCGATTGGGATAATTGGTTGCCTTTGGAATATGAAGAAAAATTACAGGAAGTAGAAGGAATTGGAATGGGTTGTGTGATGATGAAAACTGAAATATTAAAAAATATTAATCCTCCATATTTTTCATTTGAGTATAAAGATGGGGAATGGCACGGTGAAGATTTTTATTTTGAGAAAAAGTTACGAGATGCTGGGCATAAAATATATGTCGATATGAATCTTAGTAGACAGGTCAGACACGTTGGTCAATGGGCTTTTGGTCCTGGGTTAGCTGTAAATGATGAACAAATTGTTAAAAAACATAAAGCAAAAATAAGGAAGGAGAAATAATATGATGAATGGTGAAAACTGGTTAGCTCATAGTGATTTGTTCAATAAACATTGGGTCATTGAAACAAAACCTTGGGTTCGTTCTTTAGGTTGGTTTACTGATTTTGAGCAAACCGTTCGTGACTCTAGAGGCTGGGCTCAAGCAGGTGAAAAGGAGTTAAGTATATATCAATATGTGAATGTGTTAGAAGAAAAAGGAGCAGAGAAGAAAATTTATAGATTTTTTAATGGAAAATGGGAACCTATTATAGGACCTTTAGTATTCGTTGTAAGAAGGAATGAAGAAGAAGTTTTTATTGCAGGGTGGGCGGGAGAATCTAAAGTACTCAATGAGTATAAAGCTATTAGTCCCAATGCATGGGATTGGCCTGAAAAGATTATCGTAGAAGTTGAACCACTAGGAGCAATACATACTTTAAAGTTTGAAAGAAATAAAAAGTCACCAACGACTCCTGTATTTTTTGCTAGCAATGGAGAAACTAATGCTGAAGAAAATTGGGAACATCTTCAAAAAATGCATCCTTCAGCTATTCGCATTGATGGGGTCAATGGTCGTCGCAATATGTTTCTTCGTTGTGTAGACCTAGCAGGTAGTGCCACTCGTTTCTTTGTGGTCACTGGCAAAAATAAAGTAACAGATAAAACCGTTTTTGATTATCCATTTGATGAATTAGCTCTTCCAAGAGCACATGTTGTATTCAATGCAAAAAATATGAGTAACCGTTTAGAATATGGGCACATGGGAATTGTTGCATATAATGTAGACCTAGTCCTTTCTACGCCTAAAGATTTTGGTTTAGATTTCACATCTTATAGCCCGATTCATACCGTTCCTAGGACAGTCTCCGAAGCAACATTTGCAACTTCTCCTTTTGAAGCCTGGAGAACGGCTTTTAGAGAAACGGTGAAATTAACCGTGAGAAATACAATCAATGACCAACATTGGTTAGCTCGTTGGTTGGCGTTCGCAGAAGGAACCAATAGTAATTGGGTACTTGCTGGGGCTAAAGATGGACATGAATTTGCACTTAGATATAAGGATGCTCCCGACGAGTTGCGTAATTCTGTTGATTGGGAATGGCTAGAACAATACTTTCAAGAACGATATTAATAGCACATTTCTTATAAATAGTTGGGAAGATGATTTTCCAACTATTTTTATTAGAGGGCAAACATGGCTGCAATTACGAGTCGCCAAGAATTAAAAGATTACTGCCTCCGTCGTTTAGGATATCCCGTCATTGAAATCAATGTTGATGATGACCAAGTGGAAGACAGAGTACAAGATGCCATAGATTTCTGGAACGAATATCATTTCGACGGAACAGAACGTGTATACTTGAAGGCTCAGGTTGAAGCATCAGTCCTAAAGCTATCAACGATTTTTGCTAGTCAATTTACTGTAGGAGAAATCATCACAGGATCTACATCTGGCGCCACAGCAGAAGTGTATGCTGTGAAATCTAGCAATGAATTGAAAATCCGTAAGGTGAGTAAACCTTTTTTAAATAACGAAACCATCACCGGTAGCATCTCAGGGTTTTCAACAACAACACACATATCCTCGGCCTACACAGAGAAAAGTTGGACATCAGGTGGATTTGATGTTTCCGAAGCTGTGACAGGTGTGGTGCGTGTGTTTCCTGTTGGAGACTCCTCAGGCAGTAGTCGTGCCAGTACCAACATCTTTGATGTAGTATATCAATTCCGTTTGAATGATATGTACAACCTATTGTCATCAGATGTCATCTATTACAATCAAGTAAAGATGCATTTACAATTATTGGATGATATGTTTGCCGGGTCTCGCACCATTCGTTTCAATAGAAAGCAAGATAAAATTTATCTTGACGTAAACATGGATGACGTATTTTCAGATGGTGATTATGTCATCTTTGAAGTGTATCGTGCTTTGGATCCTGAAGAATGGACTGAAGTATATAATGATATGTTTCTCCGTCGATATGTCACTGCATTGATTAAACGTCAATGGGGTGAGAACATGAAAAAATTTGAAGGAATGCAACTCCCAGGTGGTGTGACATTGAACGGGCAAAAAGTATTTGAAGAAGCTTTAGCTGAAATTTCTGAATTAGAAAAAGAAATGCAATCCAGATACGAGTTGCCTGTTGACTTCATGGTAGGCTAATATGGCCACGAATTTCTATTTTCAAAGCGGCAGCACTTCTGGAACCACTAACGAACAACGGCTCCTAGAAGACCTTATCATAGAAAGCATCAAGATTTATGGTCATGATGTATACTATCTTCCACGCACCTCTGTGAATCAAGATGATATTCTAGGTGAAGATGTATTAAGTCAATTTGACAATGCCTATCCTGTTGAGATGTATCTAACCAATATTCAGGGATGGGAAGGGAACGGAGAACTATTTACGAAGTTTGGTATCAATGTTACAGACCAAGCCACATTCGTTGTGTCAAAGCGTCGTTGGGAAGATGTTGTAGGTTCTCAACCCGAAGAACTATTACAACTTCCAAAACGTCCTGCTGAAGGAGATTTAATTTATCTTCCGAAGACCAACAGTATGTTTGAAATTAAATTTGTACAACATCTAGATCCTTTCTATCAATTAGGAAAGTTTTACATCTATAGTATGAGTTGTGAATTATATCAATACAGCTCAGAAAATTTTGACACAGGACTCAATGAAATTGACAGTTCAGTTGACACACTAAGTCAAAATATTTTTGCATATGAAGTATTGAATCAAACAGGAGGTCGTATTCTAACACAATCAGGCTTCTCAGTTATTCAAGAAACATTCCGAACTAATACACTTATTCCTTTCTCAGACACAGAATTCATTGAGAATGAAGGTTCAGATATTTTAGACTTCTCAGAAATTAATCCATTTGGTGAATTCTAATGTTCAACAATCGTCATTTCTATCACCAACATGTTCGTAAGGCCATTATTGCCTTTGGTACATTATTCAACAACATTCAGGTCCGTCGGTTGAATGCTGAAGGTGAGGTTGCCCAAAGTTTGTTTGTGCCTTTGAGTTATGCACCTAAACAGAAATTCATTGACCGTATTCGTGAAGCACCTGAGTTAGAAACAGGTCGTGCTACATACCAAATTACATTACCTCGTATTGGATTTGAAATCACTACATTGAATTATGACCCATCACGAAAATTAACGGTTACACAAAATGTGCGTGCTGTTGACCCAGCAGGAGTAACAAATACAGGTGTGCGATATTCCTATGTATCTACTCCTTACAACATGGGCATCAGCATGAGTGTGTTTGCTAAAAATCAAGAAGATGGCTTACAGATTGTAGAACAAATTCTTCCTTATTTCAATCCTGATTTCAATGTTACTATTAATGAAATTCCTGAACTAGGTGTGAAACGTGATTTACAAATTGTATTGGACAATGTGTCATATCAAGATGAATGGGAAGGAAATTTTGATAAACGTTTCAGTGTGATTTGGGACTTAAACTTCACAATTAAAATGAATTTCTTTGGTTATGTTCAAGATGCCAATCTCATTAAAAAAACTATACAAAACATTTACGCAGACTACACTTTGTTTGAGGGAAGCACACCTACAAATAATCAAGTGGGTCGTAGAATTACTACAACCGTTGACCCAGAAACAGCTCTTCCAACAGATGCATATGATTATGTACAGGAGTTTGATGACATTTTTGCAGGTGAATAATAATGACTTTTGATAATCTAGACAAAAAATTTCAAGTGGTTTCCACGACACTTGAAGATATAGAGAAGCCAGTGTCCCCTGTGGTTGAAGATGATGCCGCACATGCTCGTCAAACCCTTCGTGATTTGATTGATAAAGGTAATGAAGCTATTGATGGTATTCTACATATCGCTAAAAACAGTGACCATCCTCGAGCCTATGAAGTGGCAGGACAGTTGATTAAAACAGTGTCCGATACAGCCAAAGACCTTCTAGAAGTACAGAAACAAAAGAAGGAATTGGAAAAGCAAGATAAGCCAAAAATACAAACACAAAATAATTTGTTTGTGGGATCCACACATGAATTATTGAAGGCAATGAAAAATGCCAATAAGGAATCCGTAGAAACTAATGATTGAAGAAATCATCTCATATCATGGTAATCCTAATTTAAAACCCATAGGATACCAACATCAATTCACCCCTGAAGAAATTCAGGAGATTGTGAAATGTCAAGATGACCCTATCTACTTCATTGAAAATTATTGCAACATTGTAACGCTTGATGAAGGATTAAAATTGTTCAAGCTGTACGAATGTCAGAAACGAAAGGT